ATGCAGCCTTGTGAGTATCAGGTGTGACACCTGCACAACAGCTTGCATCTACTGTAATATCAATCTCAGGATAGTTTGCTCTAATAATAAGTGCATTTGAAATCACGCAGATATCGGTGCATAATCCGCAAATCTCAACGCTTTCAAATCTAAAATCATCCCAATGAGTCCATCCAAAAGTAATTTTGTCAATCAGAATGTCATTATCAATATCAAAATCTAACTTATCTGAAATCTGCCAACCAGCAGTATTCTTTACACAGTGAGTAACAGGAAGATGTATACCTTCATATGTCTCTAAATAATTCTCGGGATGTGTGTCTCTTGTAAAGATTACCTGTTTACCAGCATCCTTGTACTCCTTAATTTTCTTTGCTACATTTGATACAATCGCCTGTGCTTCCTTTGTACCAAGTGTTCCATCAATAAAATCATTCTGCATATCTACAACAATTAATGTTTCTCTCATTTTGTTACCTCTTTTCTTTGTTCTTTCATTACCAAATGGCTAACGTTTACTGCTTCTCTCATAGCTTCTGCAAACTCATAAGCACAATCAGAAGTAAATCTTTCCTGCACTTTTGCAATATCATTTGTATCAACTTCACTATGAATTCTTGCGTCAATAATATATTTTCCGTCTTTACATTGAATATCTACCATTGTCTCATCCGTTCCTTTCCATATCATAAAAGCAGCATAGACTGAGCAATTCATGATTTCTATCAGTCAAATAATTTACCTTTTCAGTTAATTCTTTATTCTCTTTTTCAAGTGCAGCTATTTTATTTTTCAATATATCTTCTGTTGAAAACTTCTGAGTTCCAATCTGCTTATAATCAGACGAAACAGTTTTAACAGAATAATTGCTAATGTAATCTGTTGTTCCATCGGAATATTTAATAGTTGGTTCAAAGAATCCACGCCTCTTGCACTCATCACAATGACAAATGGATGAAATATATCCAACTTTGCCATCACTATTTTCTACATAATCACCTTCATGAAATTGAATATCTGTTGTATTATTCTCTTCTGGAACAATTGGATCTCTGAAGTTAAGTTTTAAATATCCTTCACCCACATTTTCTTCACTAACAAATCTATACCCAAGGTTTTCGTATTTCTTAATTGTATCTTTTGCTTCACATATTTTTACACCAACTGTCATCTATTTATTCTCCTCATCTTCGCCTAAAATTTCCTTTCTTAATGAGTTCCAACCATCATCATAACCATCGCAATATTCATCCATATATACATCATTGTGTGTCTCATCTGGCAATTCTTTTAATGGACACCAATTTGGTTTTTCTTGACAATATCCATTTTCACTATCAACTATTCTACAAAGAGTATTATCATTTGGCTCATCCATTAATTCACAACATGCTTCAATACCTTCTTGTATTTCTCTACAAAAATTACAATCACAACAAGTTCCAGGCATATCTAACACTAAAATAGCTTTACTCATACATTTAATCCTCTTTTCTTTGTTTTTATATGTATTTATTCTCTGAAAACTCAGAAGAAATTCCGCTTTACTTAGAACTTTTATTTTTATACACAAACAGCTTTTCTCTTCGAAAATCCTTAATGCTATTACACTTTCTATTGCTGTCAAATGTAATCTTAACTTGTTTCTCCCAAATGCAATCAAAGTCATCTGGCATTGAATATTCACTTATAATGACAACATTATCTTTAGACATTTCTCTACACCATTGATAAAATTGTTCATATGGAAATTCACCTGTTTTATATTTTGTTGTATTTTTATACGGTGGATCGCAATATATTACATACCCATGTAAGTTAGAATAATCTAAAAATGAAGCTGTTCTAAAATGGATATCTTTAAGATTTGGAGCTTGCTTCATACATGATTTGTAAGAATAAATATCTCCACGATGTTTAGCATCATCACGCTTTGCATAACCCCCAAACCACTTTGCTCCAAAACTAAGTTCATATCCTATATACCCTGTTATAAAATCAGAATACTTGTCAGGATTATTTTTTACATCAATATAAAATTCTTTCGATACTTCTTTTGGTGGTTCAATTCCTTGCTGCAAACCAATAAGTACAGAGATTACATATTTATCAATATCGCTTCCTATCTTATTGTCGCATTCAATTTTATCAATAATATTTGCACCACCTACGAATGGTTCTAAATAACCATTGCATCCATTGTCTATGTAATTCTGTATAATCGGTACAATTTGTTTTGATAACCGATTTTTGCTTCCCATGTAAATCATTATATATCAGGAGTAAACGCTGCGT